TTACATGTTAGTGTTAATGTTTTAGTTTGTGTGTATGTTTCATTTGATTGATCACTAAATCCTGAATATACAAATGTATATATACCATCAGTGATTGGTGTATTTATGGTACCACCAATCATATCTCCAGTGATTAGAAATTCTGTAGAATTATATATGCTAGGAAAACCTTCTGTTAGAAGATTTATTTCATATTCTACTCCTCCAGGAACTGTAACAGTTAATGTAGAAATAGTAAATGTACTTGTTTGTGGATTTGGGTCACCACCAGTTAATCCATAGCCTGTTAAATTACCAGGATCAGAATAAGCACCAGTAGTATCTGTAAAAATTAATTCTTTACAGGAGTATGATTGTTGTATGTTAAAATTTAAAACTAAAGCCATTTATCAATTCTATAAAATTAAAAGAGTTGCTAACCTCTCTAGGAAAGAAAAAGGAAGGAAATTAAAACCTAGAGAGGAGCAACAATGTAGATAGCAGTTTCCCTCACCTGCTATGAATTTTTAATTAAAGAGATACTGCAGCAAATGGTACTGGAGTAGTTAACATATAAGCATTTAACATCAATTGAATTGCTGTAGAGCTAGTTGATGCAGTAGTCATAGCTGTAGGAGAACCAGAGATTGCAGGACTTGCAATTGTGATTTCTTTATTAGAAAATTGACCAACATTAGCACCAGCAGTAGTTGTTACATCATCAAAAGAAATATTATATAAATCATAACCAGCTTTACCAGTTACGTTTACAGCTGCAATAGAAGCTGCCATAACAGCAGTTAATACAGCAATAGTAGTTGAAATATAATATTTAATTTCATATGCTACACCATCAAGTGTGATAAATGATCCTGCTGGAAGTTGTGTAGAAGCTGCTGCAGAAAAAGTTACTTGATCTTCAGAAATTGTAGCTGTAGCAGTGAAAGCTGCTAATGTACCAGAATTTGTTAAAGATGTTGCACATAATGTTGGAAGAGTTGGAATAGGCCATTTAGTCTTATTCAATACTCCTTCAAATTGATAGTTATACAATTCTAATCCAGATACTTGTTCCAATGTTCCAGAACCATAAGAATTAGCTTGAATTTGTGTACAAGTTGTAGTTGTACCAAAACCAGTTGCATCATTTACATGAACTGAAAAATAAACTCTCAATGGTTTATATTGTGTATTTGCAAATTGATTAACATCTAATGACCAGATTTCAACACCATAATCAGTAGCACCTGTTAAACCATAAACACCAGTTCCATCTCCAACCACAACTGCTTTTACAGTTTTAATTCCTGAAGGTTGTGCACCTTGTGCTGAGTTGTTGATTCCAGCTGCAATTTGTGTAGCAATTGTTAATTGTGTTGCTGCAGCTGCAGATGTGAAAGTTACTCTCAACATTTCTGGTCTTTCAGAATAAAATTGTTTATCCCATTTAAAATGGATAGCCATATCATAAACAGAGGAGTTATTAACTTCAATAGTTCCAGTTGCTGTTGCGCGATTGTGTCCAATAGCCCAAACTTCTCTAGTTGCTGGTCTATAAGATTCTCCTGACCAACCTGTGATATTTCTACCTTTAATTGGAAATGATCTTTTTAAATCACCACTAGCTAACTTATTAACTACATATAAAATAGGGTCTGTTGCAGTTGTGATACCAGCGCCTGTTGCTACAGTCATATCACCACCTACAAAGTTTAATTGTGTTGTAATAGCAGCGATGTTAGTTGTATCAACATTTAATGCTCCACCATCACTAATAAAAATTTCATTTACATTACGAGTATTCATTATTTTTAATTTTAATTTTTAATTATATTATTTTTGTTTTGTTTGTATTAAGCTAATCTATAAATTTTTGCTGCTGTTGCAGATGTGAAAAATAATCTAAAGAATCCGATATCATTTGCTGTTGAAACAGTTAATGTTGCCCCACCTGTAATTACTGGTGTAACTACTGCAATAGTAGCTCCTGCGTCAACTGCAACAGTTACTGTGTTAGCTCCTGCAGTATTATCAACTGCAAAATCATACCAAGAACCAGCTGCTGGAGCAGGTTTACCTGCTGCTGTAAAAGCTGTAATCATATTTGCTACAGAGTCAAGAGTCAATGTTACTGCTGCTGCAGATGTTGATGTAATTAATCCTGCAATAACACCACTTGTTACTACAGCTAAAGTTCCTGCTGCAGTTGTGTTAATTGCTACACCAGTATGCTTATTTAAAACACCTGTTGCTGTAGTTAATTGTCCTGTAATTGATTCTGAACCTCCAATTGTTGAGTTTCCTGTTGTAGTAATTGTTGTTCCTACTAAGGAACCATCAAGATTACTAATTAAATTTACTTGATCAATAATTTCTTCTACTTTTGAACCTAATACCTTTGGATTAGGAATAGATGATCCTAAAAATCTAGCTGGTATAAGTTGTTTTAATTTTGCCATTATTTTAAATTCTTATTATTCGTTTGTTTTTTCTATTGGGTTGTAACTTTGTTGTCTTCGTGATTCTATATCTTCAAGCGCTAATAAAACTGCTTGATCAACTATTTCATCATGTAAATGTTCTGATAATTCACAATTAACTAAAGGAATTATTGAACTAATAGTTGCTGGTTTTCTAATATATCTAAGTCTATAATTATTAATAGTTGTTGTAGGATCGTGAATTAATTCCACTCTACCATCTTCCATCAATCTTAGTATTCTTTGTTTATTTGCTTTTAAAAATGAATTATTAATAATATTATTAATATCATTATGTTGTACCCCATAAACAGGAATTATATCAGTTATACTAACATTTTTACAATCATTATAAGTTATACTAGCTCTTTCTTGAACTATAAACCAATGATCTGTTGGTAATGTTACAAATTGTGCATTAACATCAATATTATCTGTAGCATTAGCTACAGGTGTTAATATAGCATTAGTAACAATTGCTTTTAAGTCTTCAGTTCTTTTTTGAGTTTCTTCAAAAGATTCTCTTTTAATATTATTAGAACCATACCTTTGTTTAATTATCCTTTCTTGTGCTTGATTTAATAATAAATCAATTTCTGTATTATCAAAATTTGGATAATTTAAACTATCAGTTTTATCTAATCTGAACTTAAATGCTGTCACCATTTGAGGTGCTGTCATTTATTAGTCCTCCTTATTCTTAGCTTTATTTTTTAAATCTTGTCCAGCTGCAATTTTAATTGACTGGTTTTTTGGATCCTTAAAAAATTCAATTACTCCTTCAATTGAAGAACCTAAAGATTCTCCTTCATAGATATAGTAATTTGATTTTTTTGTTAATTCTCCTGCTTCAAGTAATTCTGCTACTAATATTCTTGTGGCTAAATTCTTATCTGTAGCAATTTGAATAAACTTTTTAGGATCAGCTTTTAATCGTTTATAAAGTTCTGCTTTTACAATAGTTTCAGATAAACTATCAACACCCTTCATAGGTACTCTATCAAATGATGTAAGAATTTTAAAAATTCCTCTTTTTTCTTTAGCACTAGTATCAGAGAATTTCTCCATAGCTTCAAGTTCTAAATCAGCAATCAATTCTAATTCTTTAGCTTGAGTTTCTAAATCCTCTACAAAAAATTCAACATTAGGATTTTTTCTAATTTCTGCTTGATTCTTTGCTACATTTGTTCTTTCAACTAAAGCATTATATCTAATAACATCCATAGTAGATGCTGTAGAAAACTTAGTTGGTTTATCATTATTAAGTCTTAATTCAAGATGAGCCCAAAATGCTTTATTGGTTTTACTAAGAGTTCCTTTAGGAAGTCCTAATTCATTTTCATATTTAGCTTCTTGTTCTGATGTAAGTCCTGTTTTATATAAACCATCACTATCCAATTGAGCTCCAGTATAAACTGTTCTTGTTTTTGGTAAAGAGCTAACTCCTGAGAATTTAGCTTTAACATGTGGTCTAATTGTATACACTTTTGATTCCATTTTAATATTTCCTTTATTTTTTAATTTTCCTTTTGTTTTTTGTTACTGTTTAATATACTGATATTTATTTAAATAAACAACTTATTAGAAGCTTATTTAAGAAATATAGGGAGAGGGGTTTTAAGTCTCTCCCTATCATTCTATTTATGACATAGAATCTACGTCAAGGATAAATTGAGCAGCATTACTAGGATCTCTTAACAAGATACCTTGTTCTGTCATGATATGAAATTCATATCCATCCACAGCTGTTGCTGATGTTCCATTTTTCTTTGGACCATATGGACCATACATACCTTCAACATATGTACTTACAGTCTCACGACCTTTAGTATATACCTTTTGAATAGATGGTTCACCTTTAGAATATGCTTTAAAATTCAAGAAAGTTGCTTTGTAAGACTCAGCTGGTAAACCAGTTTGAGGATTTAACAAACGATTTCTCACTGTAGAGTTGTATGGTTTATATTCTTGAAGAACAAAACTATCACCATTCAAACCTGTGTATTTAGTAAATTGACCACCAAGTCCAAGATCTTGTCCAGAACCAGAGATGAATTTAGAATCTACTAATGTGAAACGAGAAGCAGAAGCTTTCATTGCTTGGTCAAACAAATCCATAAATCCACGACCACATAGAGCAACATACTCACGAGGACCATCTTCAGTACCATTGTATGACAAGTCATTCATGAACTTACGGATAGTGTCTTCAGTTAAATCTGTATAGTAACGTTTGTTACCAGCAGCAATTTGTTGTTCAAGTCCAGCACCAGTGTAAACTGTGTTACCACTTGCACCCTTCATAGTAGTAGTTGTAGTTGTTGAACTTACATTTGATTTACCATACATAAGCATGATTTCAACTTCATCCATCCATTGACACCAGAATTCCCACTCATTATATTTAACCCATGTAGATGCTTGTTCAGAACCATCAGGATTAGTTAATG